CGATGAAGATGAAGATGAAGATGAAGATGAAAAAGTCGATGATAAGAAAAAAGTCGATGAAGATGAAGATGAAGATGAAGATGAAGACGACGACGACGATGAAGAAGTAAAAAAAACGTCGGTAAAAAAAGTCGATAGCGATGGCTCTAGAAAAACAGTGGAAGAATCATTGCTCGTAAATTTTCTTGATCTGAAAACAAAGAAACCAACCACACTTAAAGTTAAAAACATGCGAGAAGTGACAGCTCTTGCAAAACAAGGGAAGTCTGACTATTTTATTGTCACGCGAAGTAATGGTGACGAGACAGACTACACAGTCAGTAAAAACGGCAAATTGGTTGAAATGTAAATCCCGCAGAGGGGAGGAGATATAAATGGAAAAACTGAAGGGTACGAAAGATATTAAGATCGTTAATCTGCATATTGCGGGGAAACCCGCAATAACTCATCGTGTGTTTGTGTTGAAGGAAACTGACTCACGGATTGTCTATATTCCAATCAAACTTTGTCACCGAGTTGACTATGAACGGTTGCGAAAAATTGCAGAGCAACACCCGAATAACATGCTTGATGCAATGAAGAAAATCAAACTAGACAATGGCAAAAACGCATTGACTCAGTATGATTCAATCACACAGGTTGGTATTTTTCAAGACGATGCAAAAACCGAGATTGCTCCTCTGTCTAAGGATGGTGGGCAACCGCGAACCAGCGTCAAGAAAAAAGTAGTGACTGTCACCGAACCCGATGCGCAAGTTGCAAAAACCGAACCGGCTAAACCACGCAATAAACCCGGCCCTAAACCCGGATCACGTCGAAAAAAGACTTCAACTGGGAAGTCGGAACAAAAAACAGAGCAATTGCCTCCTGTTGTTTTTCCGACATATTCTGAACACAGCGATGTTGAACCGGAGTAATATACAATATAACACGCTATGTGTTATAGTTTGTGTATCTTAATAATAATAACATTATTTTATTTACAGGGGAGTCTTGACTCCCCTTTCTTTTGTCTATAGTATTCGGTTTAAATCAAACGGAGTATTTTAATGACATTGAATGTAGCATTAGATATCGAAGACATGTGTGAATTACAAGACGCACGTGCGGTTGGCGATTCTCTTTACGAAGAACAAACGGTTGCGTTTCGTGCAATGTTTGACCACATCATAACCCAGACTTCCCCCCATCTTTTGTTTGATGCTTCTGCTGGAACTGGTAAAACCCACACCATTCGAACGTTGGTTCGCGCCCTCTCTACAATCGGTGTTATTGGTACCATCGCCTGTTTTACTGGTAGAGCGGTCAATCAACTCCGCAGTGAAGAAGAACTTCCGGTAAACCCAAAAACAATCCACGCAGTTTTTTATCGGCCTGTTATCGACCATAACGGCGATTTGATTCGATTTGAGAAGAAGACCGCCGACGAACTGCGCGAAAGTGTCGGCCAGTACATAATCATCGACGAGGGTAGTATGATTGCAAAAGAACACGCTTCTGCGATTTTATCAGTGGGGGTTCCTGTAATCATAGTTGGCGATAAAGAACAACTAGAAGCCGTTGATCCCGGAAAACAATACTTCAATTTGATGGAAGACACAACAACCCCGTCGAATGTTACCACGCTCAGTATAAATCGCCGAACAGACCCGGACTGCAAGGGAATCGTTGACCTGTATGAAACATTGAAACACGAGAACGTAGTAGCTCGATCCAATAAACCGGGCATAAAAATGCTTCCACGAAAAAAGGTTTTCACTGTCGAGTTCATGAAGGAAACCGACGCTGATGTCATGCTATGCGGAACAAACACAACTCGGAAAAGACTCAATCATCTGAAACGGAAGGCCATGTTCGATGGGAACCCCCCACTATTGCCCGCAGACGGCGAGTTAGTGGTGTGTCTGCGTAATGATTTTGTGAACGGGGTGGAAATAAATAACGGTGAACGGTTTATAGTCGATGGTTCTATAACCGCGTCGGAGTTCTCAACTTTTATGTTAATCAGTATTGACACAAGAAAATCAGTGACTGTACAAATACATAATGAAACATGGGATACGGAAAAAACTCCAACCGACCCTAAAATGGACATCGAGCTTCGAAAAAAATTGAAGCCATTTGCGTTTGGGTACGCCTTGTCTGTCCATAAATCACAAGGCAGTTCATTTGACCACGTATTGTTTGTTGATGAAGATGTTTCTTTCTTTTTGAATCAACGTAAATTCAGATACACGGCAGTAACCCGAGCGAGTAAATTTCTTACCATTGCAATGTAATCTTAAAATTAAAAGAGGAAAATATGAGTAATTTTGCGCTAGACTCAGACGAAGTGAAGGTAAACGCACTTCGTCTGAGAGACGAAGGGATGTCGTATGCCCAAATTGCACGTTCGATTGGGGTAAACCCGTCAACTGCTCGACGGTTTCTTTCTGGCAAGACTCACCGTGAGTGGTGGCAAATAAACCAAAAACCGATTGCAAGTGGGACGGTATATGATCATCGTAATAAACTCAAACGAGCAAATAAAAAATTCTTTATTATTACCAGTGCTCAAAACAACTCATGGGCGCATAGAACTGGTATGGAGTCTATTAAACAATATGTAAAATTTCTCGGCGAGAAAGATACTCAGATTATCGTTGGAACGTTTACGTATAACAAAAATGGGTTCCAGCGAAGTGAAAAGAAAGACAATGATCTTTGGTTTGATCCGATTATCGAACCATATATCATTGATCAGCCTTTAGAGCTTGCTGACGGACTTATCTGGTGTGGCGAACTCAACATACTACCCACTGCCGTAAATCCTCTCAGCGGCTTTCAGGGATACACTAAAGCGGCCTCTGGCATTGTCCCTCATGCGAAATATCAACATGAGAGCCTTCCGACACATAAATCAATCAAAAACACTCGTATGATGTATACGACTGGTGCAATTACAAAACAAAACTATATCCAAAAGACTTCCGGCCAAAAAGCTGCATTTCATCACATTCCCGGTGCTGTTTTGGTTGAGGTTGATAAAGACGGAGATTGGTTTGTTCGACAATTGGCAATCGAAACTGAAACCGGGAATTTTTATGATTTGGATCGGCATATAACACCAAACGGGGTTACAGTTGGACATAGACCAGAGGCCGTTAACTGGGGCGATATACATGCTGAGAAAGAAGACCCCGAAGCATCAGATGTTCTATTCTATGCTCCAACCAGCGTTTTGAAAGTTCTTAGACCAAAGAAACAGTTTTTACATGATACGCTTGACTTTACCAGCAGAAACCATCACTCAATTGGAGACCCCCACATTCGGTTTAGGATGTTTGTTGATGGTGCGGAGTCTGTACAAGAAAACATTAAAACAGTTGCTTCTTTTTTAAACAGAGTACATCACCCATGGATTGAAACGGTTATCGTTGAATCAAACCATGATTTGGCGTTCACTCGATGGCTTCGCACCGCAGATTTTAAACAAGACCCAGTCAACGCATTGTTTTATTTGGATTGTTCTTATGCAGTGTATAAAGCAATGGCAGATAATAACCCAGATTTTTCTGTTTTCAAGTATGCAATCGAAAAATATGGAGACAATGTCTCGACAGAAATTAAATATCTCAATACAGACGAAAGTTACATGATATGCGGTAACATTGAATGTGGTATGCACGGTGATCTGGGCATCAATGGGTCGAGAGGATCGATTCAACAGTTTACACGGTTGGGGTCATTGTGTAATATTGGTCATTCACATACGTGCGGAGTAAAAGAATCGGTTTATTGTGCGGGTGTATCGGGAAAGCTTGAGATGGGGTATAATCGTGGCATAACGACATGGAGTCATTCTTTCATTTTAACATATCAAAACGGAAAACGAACGATCGTTACCTTACGTAATGGCAAATGGCGCGGAAATTTTGTTTGAAAGAGGGGTTTAAATGAAGCAAGTATGGGTTGAAAAGTTTCGTCCAAAAACAGTCGACGAGTATATATTTACGAGTGACATTATAAAGAGAAAAGTAGTCCAGTGGATTTCAGACGGAGAATTTCCAAACACACTGGTAACGGGTATACAAGGAACGGGTAAAAGTTCTCTTGTGTGGATTTTAATCAATTCTATTGGCATTGATAAAACTGATTTGAAATATATTGACGCGTCATCCATCAAAGGGGTTGATTTTGTTCGCGAAGAGCTGATTCCATGGTTAAAGAAAGTTCCAATGGGCGATTTCAAAGTGGTTTACTTTGAAGAAATGGATCGACTTAGTGGCGAAGCCCAGAAAGCATTGCGAGTATCGATGGAATCGTTCTCAGACCGCGTCAGGTTCATTGCAACCGCGAATCATCCACAACGCATAACACCCGCCCTTCATAGTCGATTCGAAGGACACATCGTCATAGATGCGCTTCCCGAGGAAGACGTGTTAGACCTGATATGCCATATCATCGAAGAAGAGAACATTGAAGTACATGACGATGATGATGTACTTAGTCACATGGCATACTATCCAGATGTTCGCAAAATTATCAATTCAATCTCATTCAACACTGACAATGGCGTTTTGAATCCATTGAGTAATAAAAACAGTGGTTCTGATGTTGAACTGTGGGATGAAATTTGGGGCAATGGTAATGCACGAGAGCGATTAGACGAACTCATTGAGCTGACAAAGTATGCAGACGCTTCGAATTTTGATCATTTCTTCGAAACAATGTACACGAATCATACCAATTTTCCTGATGTGTCGGGCGCAATCATGACAATGAGTACCTATTTGGATCGATGTCAAAACGCAGCAAACCATTCTTTGCATTTGGATGCGTTTCTGCGCCATGTGTTTCTGGTTGATTCTCAATGAGTGATATGCAATCTTTTTTAAAACATATGAACAACGAAGACTTTGTATACGTCGACGAAATGTCGGTCGAAGAGGTTAAAAAAATCTCACCGTATGTATTGTTGATGTGGTGTCAAGGAGCAAAAAAGAACCGTAACATTCATACAATATTGACCAACACATACTGCAATCCGTATGTGTTTTCAATGGCAAAACATCCTAGATTTTTATTGAAATTGTTTGTTGCTGCTAATGGAGGCATCGATGACACACATTACTCGTTCGTTAAGCCTGCTTTTGGTTCGACAAAAACGTCTGAAGTGAGTAAAATCGCAAAGTACTATCAAGTTTCTTATCGGGTCGCGAAAGAGTATATTGATACAATGGATACTGATGAGAAAGAACGAATTCTTGGGTTAATGGAGAATGCAATTGTCTAGTAAAGCACAGTTTAAAACATATAATGATTTGACTATCGAGTATGCAAAAGGGCCGGGAAAACTGGGCAAAGACTTTCTTTGTCCAGTATGCGCAAAAGCATATAAGACAGAAGAGAAAGCACAGGCACACATCGATGAGATGAGCTGTTACGCGATGATAGACATCTTTAAAAATACAATGTATGAAACAATTGGTTATGGTGTTTACAAACAGATTTTAGCTGAGTATTATAATGGACGATCCCCTAGTGTACAAAGTTTTAGAAAGGCAAAAGTATACAATGGGGTGTTGAGATTTATTATATTTTGTAATGCTAACTCAATGGGCAAAGACACACTGAGGGCGACGTATCTGAGTTGGTTACACTCTTATAAAAATTGTAATCATATCAATCAGTTGATGTCATACGCGGTAAAGGAATCGTACTTGAACGAGTTTAGACTATTTCTTCACCGGTTTAATCTTATCGATAGTGAACCTTTTTATAAGGCATATCGAGATAAGATGATCGAGGATGGACAGTTTTTCATTCGATCACTAGAGAAGGCACAAGTTGGGTTGGCCTTTATTTTGAAACAGTCTGATTTTGATTTTGAAGCTCGAATGGAAACCCTTGAGCTGGACTATCAAAATCGGTTTTTTGACCTTGCCGGTCGTGTTAATGGAGAAAATGATGGACGATAAAGTGTTTTACAATAAGTTAGCTGAAATGGTTCGGATGCAGGACACAATGAACAGTGTTGTTTCGCCACAATGGAGACTGAACCAGAATGATTGGATGTTGGCTGCTGGTATGGAAGCCATGGAAGCCATCGGACATTTCGGGTGGAAATGGTGGAAAGCCCAAAACCCAAACTTGGAACAGGTCAAACTTGAGTTGGTTGACATTTGGCATTTTATTTTGTCAGATTGCATTGAGAATGATCACAGCATTGAAATTTTTAGTCCATTCTTCACTGAATCCAAACCAGCCGCGCCAGATGGGTTTATTTCGTATGCAAAAAACTTTGCATCATCGGCTCTCATCGGAAACGTACCTATTTACAATTTTGTTGCTATGATGAACGCGGTTAATATGTCGTTTGAAGAGCTGTATTGGGGTTATGTTGGTAAAAATACTCTCAATATTTTCCGACAAAACAATGGGTATCGAGATGGTTCATATATCAAGAATTGGACGGCTGACGGATATGAACGCGAAGATAACGATTATCTGTATGAAGCGATGAAGACATTAGACTGGCGCTCATCCGGCTTTGCTAGTCGAGTAATGGACTCATTGGAAACCCGCTATAAACAAGAGTTGGCACTTCATGCAGACCAAACTACCCGAATCGCTTCTTGATCATGCATTGACTGGAAATATAAAAAAACGATATCTCCAGTCAATGCATGAAGTGGTGGCAGCAATGATACTGGGTAATGATATTGATGTCATAAAGGCAAATTCTTCTTATCCAGACATGGTTGTCGAACTACACGCATCCATCATAGATAAAATACAAACGGTCTCAAACAATTGCTTTGAAACGGTGAGTTTGATCGTGCAAAAAGGTTGGAATACCCGTGAGTTATTTTATGAAAGACTCAATAAACTCGAAGAACAAATGAAAGACCACCCGGAGGGTTGGACAATAACAATAAAAGAAGTTGAAATCCTCCGGACTTATTTTGACGGTGGTGATATGACAAGTGTGATTCTTAACGAAGTTTATGATGGCATGACTAGAAAGCTTACAAGCAATGAGTAGACTGTTCGATGTTGACATTGATATTAAACCACCCATAGACAAGAGTAAATATGGAACGGTTGCTATGGTGTACAACGCCGATACGTCTAAAATACTCCCTCATGCAGCCGGTGTTTATATGTGTGACATACCGGTAGATCGACTCACTGGTAATGCTGCGATCGATTATAAGACTGCTGATGAACTTGGGTATCCAAAGGTTGACTTACTCAACAACACATCTTACACATCGTTTAACACGAAAGAGGATGTGTTGTTGTTTTTGGAGATGGAACCGGATTGGACTGCGTTCGAAGATGAAGAAATAGTAAAAACTCTTCCGCATATTGCGAATCATTTTGAGTTAATATCAAAAATCAAACCATCGTCAATGATTGAGCTGGCCGACTGTTTGGCATTGATACGTCCCGGAAAAATACATCTGATCGATTCATACATACGCAATCCAGACAGAACAAGGCCGAACCTATATCGCCGACCGAAGTCTGGTGTTTATTTTAAAAAATCACACGCGATATCATATGCAGCAATGATTATATGTGTTCTCAATCGAAAGAAGAATCCGGGGGGGATTCAATGGGAGGGTTTATGACATCGATGGTCTTTTTTGGAATTTGAAGTAATCTACCAAAATCCATATCTGGAAAATGGGAAGACTTAAAAACCGAAAATCGTACTGACTCGGGGTGAAGTCTCCATGCAATAACCACCAGAGTGGCATGTGGATTTTCAACCGCAGTGAGGTCATACATGACAATATGTTTTGTTGTTTCATAGTCAATAACACCTTTAAACGTGTTGTCGACGGTCTTGATAATATCCAGTATTGGTCTATTCATAAGTTTTGAGTTTTTCTTTTATTTATTATGGCATATAACACAGTTTTAACGAGATTGGAACAAGGTCAATTACATACGGTATCAGTGCGGATTATCGGAAGACGTGTTAAAATACTATCCAGTTATGTGGATGCGTCACAGATATTCGGACATGTGTGGTTTGTTAATAATGACCGTTTTGTATCAGTGGTGTTATACCGCACAAAAACCAATATGATACTGGCTGTCCCATGCAGTGCATTTAACACGGACGAAGAGTTGACAGAATTCATTTCGCTTACTCGATACGGGATACCAATAAAATTGTCTGATATGCTGGTGATGGTGAATATATGAGCAAACCATTTGACTCACTTGTTTCGGACATTCATATGTCTGCCAATCTTGGTCGCCAAGAAGCTACTGGATTCTTTCCAGTGAACTGCCCAGTATGCAAAAAAATGTCAAGACAGACTGGTGGGTTTAAATTTGAAGAGTCTTCGGTCATATACAACTGCTTCCGTGGGTCATGTGACGCATCATGTGTTTTCGAAGAGAACAAACCGGTGTCGCGTAAATTTAAAGCATTGATGAAAGAAATTGATGTTAAAATACCCATTAACTATCTTACACGAAGATCAAAACTGTCAGACAATATACAACTAGACTCTGATCTTTACCAAAAACACTATTACAAAGAAATTGACCCACTAGAACATGCGGTTCCGATTCTAGAGTCTACGAAAAAGTGGGCTGAAGGTTGGGTTGAAACATTTGAAGATCGTTGTTGTTCATTGGATGATATAGTCATTATCGAAAGAGGCAAATGGATGGGAGCCGCTGCAATCGAAATGCGGTTTTATGATAAGCTTATCGGGTACCAGATGGTTACCGATGATGGCAACTATTACGTACATACCGGTGGAAATGAGCAGTTGCTGTACCTTCCTGAAAGAAAAATACCCGATGTAATTTTGTTGGTTGAGGGGGTGATTGACGCAAAGAGTATTCCAAACGGGGTTGCTGCGATGCACAGTAAAGTGTCAAAACAACAGGCATACTTTCTTCGTGATAAACGAGTAATCGCCGTACCAGATAAAACCTCGAATAATTTCATCGACCAGTGTGGAGATTATGGATGGGAATATTCTGTTCCAAATTGGGAGGTACATGATGTCAACAGCGCAGTTCAAAAGTATGGAGTCATGTATACCGTACAAATGATCATGAATGGGGCGACAAAGAATACATCTCATGCTAAAATAAAACATAAACTGTGGAGTAAGTACAAATAATGTCAGACGTATTAGACAAAAAACAGAAAATCCTACTTGAATATGCTATGTCAGACAGAGCATGTTTTATTAAAATTGCCCGCATTATGCAACCCGAGCACTTCTCCCCCCCACTGAACCGCGTTGTGGAGTTCGTGTTGGACTTCTTTTCCAAACACCATGATATCCCAGACGTTGACATTATCGACGCTGAGATTGGCGTACAGTTCGTTGAGAGAGAGATGGATGATGCAGACAGAAGTTATTTGTTAGAAGAAATCGAAATGTTTTGTCAGCAACAAGCTATGATTAACGCAGTTGAAGCCAGTCTTGATCTCATTGAAGAAAATAAACTCAACGAAATGCAAGAACTTTTTCGAAAAGCTGCGATGATTCGACTTGAACCAAACTTAGGTATCAATCTGTTTGATGATGTTGAGTTTCGGATTAGTCATACGGAAGATGCAAATGACCCTCGATCATGTGGGATTGAGCCGGTGAATGCGCTGGTTGGTGACTGTCATCGAGGGGAGCTTGGGTTTATCTACGCGGTATCATCCGGGGGTAAGTCGGTTGCACTTGCTAATATCGGTAAGAACATGAGTCTTCAGGGACTGCGTGTTGCCGTGGTCTCACTTGAACTAAACGAACAATTATATGCAAAACGAGTAGATGCTATTTTTTCTGGTATTGATATCAAAAACCATCTTGAGTTTAAGGCTGATGTTGCAGAGCACATGAACCGTATAAAATCACAATGCGGCCCATTTACGATCAAAAAGATGAAATTTGGTACCACTGTCGAGGACATTCGTGCATATGTGATGGAGTATCATTTGATGCATGGGGTGTATCCAGATGTACTCATCGTGGATTATCTGGCTCTTATGGGCATATCCGGTTCTATGTCGAAATTCATGAATAAATTCGATGTCGACGAAATCAAAGCGTTTGGGTTGCGGGACATCATGATTGATTTTGGAATGTATGGATTTTCCGCTGGACAATTGAATCGAGACGGGTATGATGTAATGGAAATCAACGCGTCACATTGTGCTGGTGGGATGAGTGTGATCAACGCGTCGGATTGGGCGATTGGACTTGTAGCCAACGAAGAAGATAAAGACAATAATCAAGTTCGTGCAATCCAGATAAAGGTGCGAAACCATGGAACAGAGTCGTTGCAAATTATTTATAGAGACCCTAAGAATTTGCAGATGAGTGGATCACCAAGCTCTACTCACCACATGAATAGTACTGCAAGTCAAGGAAAGCAATCGGCGGCACAGGCTCCCGAAAAGGTAACAAAAAAGAAAGATGCTGTACTGGTAGACGGATCAAAGAAAGACAAACTTAAAAAATTATTAGCTGCTGCAAAATGAGAGATAGATATGAAAACGATATTTGGTTGGATAGTATTATGGTTGGATTGGGTCTCGCGATTGGTTACTGGTGATAAGTCGCCGACGGAAGACCCCGTAGTGAGAGACATCGCGGTACTTCGAACGCAAATGCAGATTGGGTTTGACATTGATAACTTCATTGGGTTATCAATTGCAGACGCACCGCATTTCACGAACCCGTTTACAAACATCGTAAGCCATGCGTGGGTGTTGACATATTATAGTGAGTCTGATGGAAAAATGCATACATTGTATCTGATACCATTTTCTCACATTAAATATATTGAAATACCGTTCAACTCATGGTATATTTCAAACAAGAAAATCGGCGACCACGATGTCCCACATTTAATGAGTGCGGGCGAGGGGGATATATTTGAATACAGGTTGAGTTCTCGCAGTGATTATGGAGACTTTATTGTCGCCAGTGGTATTGACGCTGAACTGGGTGTGAATGATATGCCGTACAGTAACACCCGAACCACGTATGAGAATTTGCGCGACGAATTACTGAAAAAAACCACGATCAGTGGGATAACGTTTTGAAATTAAGCCACAAGAGGATAACAGATGGATATTATTGATTTAAAAACTGTGTTAGAAGAACTTGACTCAGTGGGGATAACACAAGTTCGACTTGACCCTGTTGACGGAGGAAAGACTCTGTTGCGCGGCGCAAACGAAGAGCATTCTATCGCAATCTACCATACAGTTGATATTACGTTCTCGCCACATTGTATTGGTATTCAAACGGTCAAGGGGTTGTTATCAAGAATCAATCTTTTTGATCATACAAAAGCATCCATTGAAGCACTGGATAACGGGAAAAGTGATTTTGTTACTGATATAAATATCAAACAAGGTCGAAAGAAAGTTTCGTTTCGATGTGGTGATCCAGACACATTGGCTGCACCCGGACGACTGCCGGGAAGTGATAACATCACCGAAAACACAATCCATGTTGATAAAGCGTATGGCGCATATTTGAAGAAGGCGTTTGTATCAATGGGGTTAACGGGAGAGAAAGACAGTCGTCGGGTTACCGTTACCACAAAAGCTGATTCGATGACGGTGATGGTGTTTGATGGTGAATCTGATTCGTTTACTGACATTTCAACGTTAAACCAACCTGTTGCAGATGTTACTGGTTCGTGGGGAATCCCCTCGTTTCAACGAGTGTTGACTCAATCGGGTGAGTTTAACCCAGACGGGACAGCTACATTCATGATAAACGAAAAATCAATCGCAATATTCAAATTGGGTATTGTCAACGTACTGGTTCTTCCTGTAGTATAACAGACAACAAAACAAGAGGTAAAATTATGAGCGCATTACGTGATAAGTTAAGTGTTAAACAAAATCTGAAAGAACAGATTGAAAAAGAGAGTGCGGGTGGTTCGGGTAAAGACGACAAGCGATTGTTGAATTTCTATGACTTGAACTTCGGTGAAAAGATTTCAGTGTTGATTGTACCTGATATAAATGGGGAGATTTGGACACGGTTTCGTAAACATGGCCCTCAGTTGAATGTTCCGGGTATTGAAACAATCAACTGTGCCTATTCAAGTGCCGGTGAGAGTTGCCCAGTTTGCCAACACGGGTTTGATTTGATGGGCGAAGCGAAAGATATTGGTGATGATAAGTCTCCAGCTGCGATATCTCTGAAAGAAAAGGGCAAAGCGTGGATGGCAAAAGACTATACATTGGTTAGTGTGCTTCCAATTGAAAACCCCAGTTTTGAAATCAACGAAAGCCCAGATGGAAATCAACTGAAGTTGATGTATCTTCCTTACGGCATTGAAAAAATCATCAAGCGTGACATTCAAGAAGATTTGATTGACGTTAACGATATTCCGTTGACTCCACTGGTTATCAAGAAAACAAAAAACAGTGGTGGCAAAGCATCTTATGAAGAAAGTTATTTTGAACGCAAACAGGTTTCAGAAGAAGTTCTCTCGTTTTTCGATGATGATGATGTGATTGTTGAACCATTTGATTTCGAAAATCTCGATCTTGTCCCAACGCCAACGACCACCGAAGAAATGGAAGACTGGATGGAAATTGCGATTGAGAAGGTTGAAAAATCAAACCGTCGAAAGCGTACAGGTTCTGGTCGAGATGGTGATGATAACAAGGATGAAGACGAAGACGATCGAGGTTCTCGTAAAAAACCCACACGAAAACTTCCTGAACGAACTGAACAAGAAGATACACAAAATTCCCGCGAGGATGAGTCAAAGGATGAACCCGAACAAGAAGCAGAAACTCAGCGAAAAACGTCTGCATCTTCACTAAGAGACCGGCTGTCTAAAAGTCGATAAACTCTCTAGATAAGTAGCATAAATAAAGGGAAACTCAGGTTTCCCTTTATTTATGGCTAGAAACTATCAACAAGGTTTATATGAAGTCGAAAACTGGGATAAATATCTCGGTACCAAACCCCCTCGCTATCGATCTTCGTATGAATTGAAAATGTTTAAATGGGCTGATCGAAATCGAAAGGTTTTGAAGTGGTCATCTGAACAGGTCATCGTAAAGTATTACAACCCCATCAAACAGCGTATGGCGCGATATATTTGTGACATATACATTATGTATGTTGACAAGAATGGCGTCACCAGAGAGGCGCTGGTGGAGATTAAACCACTGTCACAGACTATTGCACCAACTCGCGGAAAAAAACGCAAAGATTTGTATGAAAAAGAACATATGACTTATATCGAAAATTTATCCAAGTGGACTGCTGCTGAGAAGTACGCAAAAGATCGTGGATGGGATTTCCGACTCATAACAGAAAACTCTTTGTTTAAGGGGTAGTCTGTTGATTGAGAAAAGCAACGTACCGATCAATATGAAGCATCTCAAAATCATCATACTCAATCGTGACGATGATTTCTGATTTTGATTCGTCTGCCAAGTTTGGAGCGGTGTATTCCAACGAGTTGATAAAACAGTTAATCAACCGATAATCTTCAGTGGCTTCGTCGTTTGAGTTAAACATACTAAACAACACTTCAAACTTGTAAGTGCGATCCAATTTTGGAAACTCACTTCGACCATACACATCTGGGACTTTACCCAACTGACGCAACACTTGTGTTTGCAGTACACAGTTAACTAACCCTTGATCATCATCGAGAAAAGTAAAGATAACCGGGCCAAGGATGACGTTGTTTCTGTCTTTGTTGTTGTTTGATTTATGGCGAATGTTGCTGACCATAAACTCTATCGTAGGTCGTGTGATACTTTTAATGTATCGTCCCAGCACATTTCCCGAATTATCAGGTACGCCGATAAACTCAGCATAAAATTGATCGTTACGTTTTGCTTCGTTAGATAATGTAGCGAATGCGTTTTCGTAGTTTACACTCATAAGTCATCTCCGGTGATTGAGTCTTCGAGTAGAACTTGATTTTCGGCGTCTTTATCACCTTCAATAATGTTCAAAATGATCTCTTCGATAACCCCGGATGACACATCATATGGATATCGCAGTCTCACCGGCACATCAAAGTTCATTGTCAACATAATCACGCGTGAATCCATTGCCATTGGATATGAAAATTCTGGCTGGATGCCCGTTAACGAAATTTGGGTGATATAATCTGAATTGAAAATATCTGTACTGGCTTGTACGGTTATACGTGGGTTAAAAATTAACATGATGTTTTCAAACAGCGTCAGTAGCTCTTCGAGAGACGATGCATAAATTGAAACCGACATATTCATAATAAACGGAGGGCCGATTAACCGAGTCGCGGTACCGCCATGTTCTGCGCTGTGAACCCGATCAACATGGTGTTTGGATCGTCTCTCTTCGATGTCAGGCGTCAACCCTTCCATATTAATCGCAAGTAGGGGCAATGTACCTCTATTCTTGTACGAGCCGTTAGTGAGCCTTGCAGCGACCACACGTGACATGTTTCCGTACACCACGGGAACTCTACGCAGATTGGTGTCTCCGTCGCGTTCAACTCCGTCTTCTGTTTGAAACCCAGCGAACACTCGCATGAACTGCGCGATGTACCGCTTGAGTTGTTTTGAGTTTCTGTATTTGTATAAAGCCATAGTAGTTTCTGTTTGCCTTTCCACTATTTATAAATAAGAATATCAACGTGGGCGAACTATGCAAAGAATACTGGAAACCTTTAGCTCTGGCGGTTATTTGACTGTTAACGAATTGCGAGCATTATATTATGGTCGTTATAACGTCTTTGCGTCTTTTTCTGACGATTCCGAACCAGACCAACGCGGGTTGATTGGTAGTGTGCTGATGAGACCATACGGAGTTGTATCACATCAAGTGAACGATGTGGTGGGACGCAAAGTAACCAGTTCCAAATTCTATGCTCATATTTTCAAAACACGCAATACGAGCAATATGCTTAATAGTTCGTCATATAACGCAGATACATTGAAACGCGACATTGAAGTCATCAAAATTCTTCCGTATGTTGAACAGTCTGTGGTGATTGAGGCTGTGTCAAATTACGAAAATAAG